TTTTCAACTTTCTCTTTTATTGCGGTATCGCAAAATTTACCTAAAAGCAAACCTTTATTAATTACTAATTGGGCCGCAGCGTTATGCGTTTCAGGGGAGATTTTTATGTTTTTATCTGCCATTTTATTAAAGGATAAATTTTAGTAAAATTTAGTAACAGGCATAAAGATACGGAAAATTTAATTTTATACCGCAATGTATAAATCACTTACAAGTTCGATTAAAGATATTGATAAGCAGGGCCGGGTGGTTGTGGCTGCAAATGCGTTTGGTAATGTAGATAGTCAGGGAGACGTAAGCATGGCAGGTTCATTTGCAAAAACGCTTAAAGAGAATTTTAGCCGGGTGAGGTGGTTTTTAAATCATGACCGGGAAAAATTACTTGGGGTACCATTGGAAGGTGCCGAAATTGGCAATTACCTACAAATAACCGGGCAATTGAATATGTCTAAAGAAATTGGCCGGGATATATACGCTGATTACGCTTTATACGCTGAATACGGTAAAAGCCTGGAACATTCAATAGGGGTAGATGCAATTAAGTTTGTCGATGACCAATCAGTAAGAAAGGTAACAGAATGGAAACTTTGGGAATACTCTACCCTAACAAGTTGGGGCGCAAACGAAAGAACTCCAATGTTAGCCATGAAAGATCACGATCCTTTAAAATCGGTTGAATGGATGGCTTTACAATTAAAGAAAGGCGATTACACCGATGAACGTTTTAAAGAAATTGATTCAGCATTAAATATACTTTTAAAATCACTGGCCGAGCCGGATCGCTCCACTCTTAATGACCAGCCGATAGCACTTTCCGAATTGTCGGATATATCAACATCATTTATTAAATCATTAAACCATTAAAAATGAAATACGGAATTAAAAAATTCTATGACGCTGCCGCTGGTGCAGCAGGTGGGGGAACTCCAGCCGATCCGGCCGCAGCAAAAGAAACAATCCTAAAAGAATTAGGAAACATTAAAGCTGCTTTGGAGGCTAACCAGCAAAAGGCGCAAGCCGAACAGGAAAAAAACCTGGATGAAAAATTGAAAGCGGTTACAACTGCAATTGATGAACTGAAAGCCGCAAAACCTGAAGTAACAGCCGACCAACTGGCAGCTATTAAAGCTGATTTGGACGTAACTGTAAAGGCTTTGGATATTGTGCAGGGCCGGATGAAAGCCGTAAAAGGCAAATCATTTGACGGTGAAGATACCAGCTTCAAAGGAATACTGAACGCAAGTATCAGTATGTTAAAAGACAACATTCACGGCGACAAAATTAAAGGTGGTTCATTTGTAACCGGGATGCAGTTAAAGGCCGTTGGTGATATGACCATTGCCGCAAACCTTACCGGTTCAATACCGAATACATACCGCGATGGAATTGTACCGGTACCCTGGGAGATGGTTCACATGAGGAACCTTGTAAGTGTTACACCTTCCGAAACAGATTCATACCATTTTTACCGTCATACACAGGGCGAAGGAACTATAAGTTTCCAGGTTCAGGAATTGGAAACAAAGGCCCAAATTGACGAAAATTTGCTGGAGCAAACAGTAAACCTGAATTACCTGGCCGGATGGTTGAGAATCAGCCGTAAAATGCTTCGCAACTTTAAAGGGTTACAGGGTTATTTGTCCCGTTGGTTACCGCAGCGTTATTATGAGCGTGAGGATACCGTAGCATACCAGGCTTTGATTTCAGCAGCTACCGGTGTAGCAGATACAACAGCAACGGATATGATATCAATGATAATCCGTACCATTGGAAAGCAAAAGAAAGCAAAGTACAACGTAAACGGGATTGTTATTGATGGCGAAGTTTGGGCAAAGATTTTGACCTACAAAGCCAGCACTTCCGGCGAGTTTACGCAGCCTATCGGTGTGGTTTCAATCAGCTCTACCGGGCAGTTGATGATAACCGGGGTGCCTGTTTATACAGCGTCTTGGGTTGGTGGTGACGAGGCCATAATCGGTGATTGGAATTACTTTGAGATCATCCAAAGCGAAGGGCTTTCTTTACAGTTCTTTGACCAGGACGGTACAAACGTAAGGGAAAACAAGATTACCGCAAGGATCGAGGCAAGCGTGGGATTTGCAATGCTTGATCCGGCCGCTTTTGTAGTAGTAGCATTAGAATCAGTTTCCTAACGAAAACTGGATAGTAAATAACAAAGGGCCTGCCTTATACGGGCGGGCCTTTTTCAAATATGGCAGATTATACAAAAAATATTGATAAATACGATTTACCGGCTACCGACCTGTATAACGGTGTTTTGTCAATTACATTTAGTGACGAAGGAAGCGAACCGGTTACACTTCAGGAAGCAAAGGATTGGGGCAAGATTGAGCAAGATGCAGATGATACAATTATTTCAGCGTTGATAACAGCGGCCAGGAGAATGTGTGAAAAATTTGCCGGGGTAGGGTTCATTGAAAGAACGATAGTTGCAGGGATAAATAATTCAAACGGGGGATTTACTTTACCTTATGGGCCGGTTACAAACACGCCTACAGCCGTTGATATTGATGGGAATGTTATTGACTTGACAATTAACCTAGATCAAATACAGGATCCGTTAGGCCGGATGGTGGTAACGTATGACGCAGGTCATAGTTCTTTACCGGAAGATTTAAAGACGGCTTTAAAATGCCAGTTCTTATTTCTTTACCAGAACAGGGGTGAGGGGACGGTTGGACTTTCGCCGGTTGCACAAATGATATTAGCACCACAAAGAGTTGTAGTTTGAACGGATTAAAAGACATATCATTTTTGAATTTGCGTGTTACGATTAAGCAATGGAACTTAACAACGGATTCGGGCGGTGGTTCATATTATTCATTGGCTAATAGTTGGGATGTTTGGGCAAGTAAGCAGAATGTTTCCGGTTCACAAGGTAACACCGAAGCAGTACAGCAATGGAGTTATGACACAACTTTTAAGACACGGTATAATTCAGATTTCAAAAGTAATATGACGGTGGATCACGGTACTGAAAGATGGTTGATAAATTCTATTGAAGTTGATAGCGAAAGTTACAAGGAATTCATGGTTTTAAGATGTTCACGAACTGATATAAATATTGATGTAAGCTAATGCCAGGTATTTCAATAAATATGGAAGGATTGGATAAAACTTTGGCAAAGTTGGATGTAAAAAAGCTATCGCAGGATATTGAAGGTGAATTACACGCTTTTGGAATGAATGTAATGCAAGATGCAATTTCTAATGTTTCGAAAACAAAGTTCATTGAGTTGATGCAGGCGATAAAACAGGAACCTTTGCCAATGGCTGTTAAAGTTGTAGTTCTTAAAAGTTATGCGGCTTATGTTGAGTTTGGTACTGGAAGATTTGCAGCATTATATGTTCCTTCGATTGAGCCTGAATGGCAGGCTTACGCACGAACATTTTATATAAACGGGCAAGGCCGGTTACCTGCTTCACCTTATTTATACCCGGCGTTTGAAAAGAATAAAATTGAACTTATAAAGAGGTTAAAGACTTTATTAAATGCGTGATGTAAATGAACCTATAAGAGTAGCTTATGCAGCCGCATTGACAACGGTTGGCATTCCGGTTTATTATCAGTATTTACCAAACAATTTAAACCCTGATAATTACATTGTTTACAGGTCAATTACCGGAAATGATGTAAGTACGAAAAGCAGTAGCGATGTGAGTTTAAATATAGTAGTAGAAATTCACACAAAGGGAAATATAGGCAATCAGGGGTTGACAGCCGATACGATTGCGGACCAGGTTTACCAATTGATTTACCCTAACAAACAAACGAATTTAGCATTAAGCCGGGGGCAGGTTTTACAAACTGAAATGGCAAATGACCGGGTTATTGATTTTCAGCAAAAAAACCAGTTTGGCTACATAAGCCGGTTTATAACTTTTCGACATTGGATATTTTGCGAAGGATCAACCGGGGGCAGTACTGGATTAACAACACAGGGGCAAATATTCAGATTAGAATATACAGGGGTAGGTGGTGAGGTAGGTTTTACCGATAGCAATTTAATAGGTAAGGTTATTTTGGACGTTAGCAAAGACGGTATTAGCTGCAGTCAAATCATAACAACAGGAACGCCGGTAAATAAGGAAGCAAAATATACAACGGCAACAGGGGCAATAGAGTTTGCAATGGCAATAGAACCGGATGAGGAAATATTTGTTTTGTACCAATTAGATAATCCATTTGCGATATTAAGATTTGAATATACGGCGGTGGGTGGTGAGTTAAGTTTTACCGATACGTCTTTAATCGGGATGAATATTGTAGGGGTTAGCCGGGACGGGGTAAATGCAAGTAATATTATTAGCTCAGGCAGCCCGGTTGATAAAGAGGCGAAGTATGAAACAACAACGGGGCAAATATCATTTGCAATAGCTTTAGAGCCAAACGAAGAAGTAATTATTTTATATCAACTTTAAAAAATAAAAAATGGCAGAACGTAAAATTTCCGGTAATGATGTGTTACTTTTCATCGGAACCGATGGCATTACTTATGAAACAGTAGTA